ATTATGCAACATTTGATGCGAGCTTTTTAGATTTTTCAGTGGGGCAATATTATAAATTTCAACTTGCTTATATAGGAAAAGATGGAATTGTTGGTTATTATTCTACAGTAGGAGTTGCTAAATATACAACAGCTCCCGCAATACAAATTAGTGGACTTAAATTTGGTAGAATTAATTCACATAATTATTTTTATACAGGTGTATATAGTCAAAAAGGCGGAGATACTACAGAAAAATTATATAGTAGTAGATTTAGATTATATGACTATGAAAAGAATGTTATTCAAGATACTGGCGAAATAATTCATAATACTTCATTAGATGATTTAAGTTATGAAGCGCATGATACTTTCTCTGTGCCGCAAGACCTTGAATTAGATAAAACATATTTTTTAAAGTATTCAATTAAATCTGTAAATGGATTAACCGCAAATACACCTTTTTATAGAATTATGCAACGTCGTTCAGTTAGTCCAGAAATTAAAACTGATTTAATCGCAACTTTAATGCCAGACGAAGGATACATTAAAGTAACTCTTGATGATAAGTATGATGCAGTAATATCAGGAGCATTTGTAGTATCTCGTTCAAGTAGTTTGAATGGTTATGCTTGGGAAGAATTTAAACGTTTTGATTTACAAGCTGTACCGCCAGAAAAATGGTCTCTTTTAGATTGTACTATTGAACAAGGCGCAACATATAAATATTCTTTACAACAATACAATTCTAATGGAATTTATTCAGATAGAATTATTTCAAATGATGTTCCAGTTGATTTTGAAGATATGTTTTTATATGATGGAGAACGTCAGCTTAATATTCGTTTTAATCCAAAAGTAGCTACATATAAAAAAGATTTACTTGAATCAAAAATGGATACGATTGGAAGTAAATATCCTTTTATATCAAGAAATGGAAATGTAGATTATAAAGAATTTTCTATTTCTGGACTTATTTCTTATCAAATGGATAATGTAGAATTATTTATGAAAAAAGAAGAATTAGGCGATTTAAAACCAGAAGATATGAATGCTAATCTGACCAAAGAAAATATAACTGCGGAACGTCTATTTAAAAATAAGGTATTAGATTGGTTAAATAATGGAAAACCAAAAATCTTTCGATCTCCTGCTGAGGGCAATTATATTGTACGATTAATGAATGTTTCACTTAGCCCGCAAGATGGATTGAGTAGAATGCTACATACCTTTTCATGTGTCGCATATGAAATAGCAGAATTTAATATTACTAATTTAAGACATTATGGATTAGTAGATGCAAATGAGGATACTACAATGCAGACAAGATGGAAAACAATCGTTCTTAGAGATACAGGTGATGAAACCAAACCTAAACCGCAATTACTTTCTTATCCAGCTTATTCAATCTCATTTACAGAGATGACTCCTGGAAGCAAAGTATATATTGATGGACAAAGTTTTGTTATTGGTGCTACTGGTTCTTATTATGCAGAATTTCCTGATCGTCCCATTAGAAACGTTCGTTTTGATTGGACTCAAGATATGAATGGTTTATTTACATATAGCTATAAGACAAGATCTATTACTATCTTTGGAACTATTAAAGATGTTCAAATTGTCGATGTTCCAGTTAGACAATTTATTGGAGAAAGATATAAACAACAGAAATTAGTTGATAAATATGGTCAGCTTTATACTACTAAAGATATTTTTGAATTAATTAAAGATATTAAAACAGAAGTATTAAATACTTATTCATTAAAACTTCAACGAAGAGATTTACGAGATATATATGTAGATGTTGAATATACTGAACCGCAAGAGGGTCAAGAAGAAAATAAGTTTGTTCCAGATGCTTCACAAAAGTATTATAATGATATGTATTGTACAGGAAATCCCATTGATTTAGCAACATTAGACCCATGGGCAATATATTATATTCGTCATAGAAGAGGACGCGTCGCAAAGAAATTCCCAAATGAAGGCTATTATGTAGAAGCAAATAATGATACCTTTGCTCCATATACTGGATACGCAATAGACGGAGATTTGAAAGATTTCTTTGCTATTGGATATGATACTTTTACTGCTACTATTGATGATGAAAAAGTCAATGTATTTGATGAAATAATGCCTCTTGATATTCAAGACAGTTCTTTTATAAAAAGTTTAATAATAAATAGAGGTGTTATTGCTTATATCAGTTATTCAAAACAAGATATAACTTATACTTTTGAAGAGACTGGCAGTAAAGACCTTATAAATGCTAAATTAGAATATCAAGCGGCTGAATCAAAACTTTTAGAAGAATATAAAAATCATAAAAATACAAGAGAAAGTATCGTTCAAGTTAAAGAGAAAAGAGATTTAGCATATCAAAAATTCTTAATTCTTTTAAATAAAACAATTACAGAATATAAGGAGGCGAATGGTATTATATCATGAAAGATCCTTTATTAAACAAAGATTTTTTAAAACAACTCGATGAACAGAGTACACGAGAAATTTACGCTAAGGTTATAGCTTTAGATTTTGATGAAAATCCAATAGAGGAGATTACTGGTAGAATAACGCAGGGTTCCATTTCAGTAAATGGAACCTCTGCGGTTCGCCGCACATGCTCCATGACAATGGTAGCCAGTGAACTTAATATTCATAATTACTATTGGGGATTAAATACAAAGTTTGAATTAAAAGTTGGCGTTAAAAATACTATAGATACAATTAATTATCCAGAGATAATTTGGTTTCCAGAAGGACACTATGTAATATCTACTTTTAGTACATCTCAATCTACCAGTTCATATACTATCTCATTACAAGGTAAAGATAAAATGTGTATGCTGAATGGAGATATTGGTGGGGCAATTACCGCATTATCTGTTGATTTTGGTAAATATGATACTATCGCCGCAGATGGTACAATTACTACAGATGATTATTTAATTAAAGATATTATTCGTGAAGCAGTTCATGAATATGCAAAAGAACCTTTTGAGAATATTATTATTAACGACCTTGATGATATAGGTATTGAACTTATGGAATCTCGTCAAAAAGATCCTTTTTATCTTTTAATGAATTTAGATATGGATGTTGTAAATCAACTTTTCTTTTCTCCAACGCAAAGTGGGTTTTATGAATATGATACTATGAAACCAATTAAAAATTTTGAAGATGGTAAATTTAAGTTCGATCAAAGAATTTCTATTGATATGGGAAATAGTATTGAACCTACTTATATTAGAACTAAAAATAGTGATACAAGATATTCTGTTATAAAAGTTCAATATGGGGATGTGGTTGGATATAAACCAACTGATTTAACGTATGCGGGCGACCTTATTTTAGATGTTGGAAGCTCTGTAACACAAATGCTTGATAAGTTAGTATCTATGTTAGGAGAATTTGAATATTTTTATAATATTGATGGACAATTTGTTTTTCAAAAGAAAAAGACTTATGTTCAAACATCTTGGAATAATATTATGAAAAATACAACCAGCGATGTTTATGTAGAGAATGCCGCAAACACATCTTCTGCAACATATTATTTTGAAAATGCAAATATAGTAACATCTTTTAGTAATGCTCCAGATTTATCAAATCTTAAAAATGATTTCTCTGTTTGGGGACAAAGAACATCCGCCAGTGGGGCAGAGATACCAGTGCATTTACGATATGCAATAGATAAGAAGCCTTTATATTATAAAACATATGAAGGAGAAGTATTCTTTACAGATAAATATTATATTAAATTAAAAGAAGATATAAAAAGTTTAACCACTGAGGAAGATTATGAGAAGCTTGAAAATTATAAATTCAAATATCCGACTCCTGTTGGCTTAACTCAGCCAGAAAAGACTGTCGAAGGTTGGACTCCTGGATGGTGGGATATTAGAGATTGGCATGATTATTATAAACTTGTTACAGGAGTTGAACCTTCTGGAACAATGAAATGGTATTCTCGAAATGATGAATCTGGATGTGTTAAACAAAGTTCATTAAATGAATATTGTAAAGCTCATAATTTTTCAACCTTTACAGATGACGAAAATTGCGTTTGGTTAATTGTTATAAAGAAAACTGAGATTGATACTATTCATGGTTCAGGAAAACCAAACCCAGATATTTTAAAAGAATGTCAGTATCATGAATCATATGATAATGGCAAAGGAAAAATTATAACAGAGTTGGTTCAACCTGTTATAAAAAAGAACTTTATGTATCCATATGCAGCTTGTTCTGATACTCATACTTTTTTACATTTTTTAAAAGAGAATGTTGAGAATGGAGAAAATGTATATTTTTACAATCCAAGATTTTATTTTAATGAGCATGATATGGGAGATGAATTAACAGAACTAAAAAAAGAGCAATTATCTATTGATAATAAAGATGAAAAATATCATAAAGTTGATTGGCGTGAACTAATTTATCAAATGTCAAAAGATTATAAAAAACATATGCATGATGATGATTTCTATGTAAAGATAAGTCAAAATAATAATAAGTATTATCCTGATGGATATACAGGATATGAACAATACTATACTGACATGGATGGTTTTTGGAGACAGTTATATGACCCATTCTACACAGGTTCATATAAAATTGCTTACACAACTAAAACAAAATATGATGAAAAGCCAGAATCATATTATTATTATGTACGCTGTGATCAAAAGGTTGACTATGTAATAGGTAGACAATATTATACTCAATCATTATCTGGTGAATATACAGCACTTAGTTCTTTAAGTGAAGCAGTATATAAAAAATCTCCAAAAGATTATTACTATATTCATCAATGCAAAAAAGGAGAAGCTTACATTCCTAAAAAACAATATTATCAAAAATATGATGATGAGTATGATAAAACAACATATTGGAATAATGGAATTAAAGAATCTCCAGAAGCATTAAATTTTTGGTTCGATTTTTTAGATTCTGAGGGTGAATTAAGTCAATATTCCGTTAAGAATGTTGGAACTCGGCCAAAAGCTGAAAATAATTCTGATGTTAAAGCTATCTATTTTAGAGAAACTCCTAATATTATTTATGTAGATGAAAATAGTATTGAGTACACTAAAATAAATATTACAGAAGATATGTTTTATGAGGATGGAGCTTATTATTATATTAGTGATGGCTCTGGTGGTTATACTTTAGCTTTAGACTGGAATCCTAAGCAAACTTATTATATAAGTTCATTAGATTCACAAAGAGCTTTAAAACCAGGATATAGTTTTCTTCAAATACCTTCTCAATCCAGTAATATTTTTAAATTTAGTTCTCAAGGAAAATCTGCAAAAGATGAGTTAGATAATTTATTATATAATTATTCTTACTGCACAGAAACAATTTCAATGACAACATTACCAATTTATTATTTACAACCAAATACTCGTATATTTGTTAGAGATGATAATAGTGGTATTTGCGGTGAATATATTGTTTCAAGTTTCACTATTCCATTAACTTACAATGGAACAATGAACATAAATGCAACAAAAGCAGTTGAGAATTTATTTTAAGAGTAAGGGAGATAAAAAATGGCAAATAAAGTTAAACAATTTCGTTTCTACAATGATGCGGAAGCTGGAAAAGGTGATGCAAGTAATAACTCCCCAAAAACTGCGGAAATGGTAAAATTCGTTGATGGCACCATTTTTGCAGATTGCTTTCCTATTTCTCAGTTAGGAATTCAAGCATTGCCTGGAACAAGATTTTTGTTAAATAATGCGCCTGAGACAGATTATATTTTAATTGGACAAACAGGAATTTTTGAGCTTGATTTAAACAATCAAACCGAAATTACAAATATAAAATTTGATGCGGCGTCAATGAAAAAAATTAATGATTTAACAAATGCAGTATTAATTGTAGATCTTATTTATGATGATGGGGAGGACTAATATATGGGATTTTATGGTAATATAACAAATACTACTCGTACACAATTCTCATTTGATGCCACTTATTCAAGTAGATATGAGATGGATACACAAGTTGCTAATGATGGTGTATATGTAGGAAGATATGTATTAGTTGAATATGATAAAGATGTTAAAGGTAGTTTATCTGGTATTCCTCAAGTTTATAAAATTACAACAGATGGATTAAACAAAGATTTTGCTTTATCAATTTCTGCTGATTTCATTGTTAAAGAAGGCGTAGATAAAGAAGGAAATAAAGTTAATCCAACTATTATCCAGTGTATTGATGAAGATAATAAAGATGCAGAATATAAGGCTAATTTAGTTGAAAAAGGAACTACTCTTTTAGTGCCAGGTAAATTAAATGAAGAAGGAAAGCCTATTTATAATTTAGTTGCAAATAGTGGAACTTATTCAGATTCAAAAGCTAAATTATATGATGAATATTGGATTGCGACTGGAAATGACAATTATACAATTACTATTATGAAAGAAGATGAAAAAGGTAATCCTAAAAAGGAAATTACTACTTTTAAAGGCGCTTTATGGGAGCTTTTAGGAGATTCATCTCAAGATAGTTTTACTCTTAATTTTAATAGAGATAAACAATATTATAATACAAGTAGAGGTTATGATTCAACTGTTTGGCAAAAAGTATTAGATAAAGGCTATGAAAAATATGTAATGGTAGCTGAATTAAATACTGTTGTGCCATCATTTGATCTTTCTGCAGATGCACCTACTATTGTTCCATTAAGACCTCATTTTGACATAGATAGTACAAATGTATATTATAAGCTTCATTGGCAACCAACTTGGGGATTTAGAGTAAGATCAAGTGAACCAGATACACAAGTACCTCAATATGATACTGAAGGAAAGCCTATATCTGCAACTATTTTATCTTCAGATGGTAGAGTCGAATATCCTTCAGATGAACGAATTCGTTGGACAAGAACGGATTTTGATAAAACTACTAATTCTAAAAAAGTTCTTTATGCTAATTATAATGAAACTGGTGGAATTAGTTGGGTTGAACAAGCACCGGGCGAAGATCCACCTTCTATTAATGGAGCCGTATATTATAATAGAGATGGATTTAATCCTGATATAGTATCTAAAAGTTGGGATAGAAAATATCTAAATCAGCTTGGATTTGCAAGTAGAAGAGATCCACTTACTGACCCAGATGTTCGAACTGATCAAGATTATGGATTTGTTAAGGAAGAAATTTCGGTTTGTCCTACTGGATTAAGTGGTAACACTTATGCGAATCATAATGGTGTTGCTACACCTGAAGTTGATACTCAAGAACTTTCTATTATGTTACCATCTATTGGAGACGCTATTTCAGATGTTTGGGATTTAGTGTATGGTGGTAGAAAAACGAGTATTGATATTCAACAAACTCAAAAAAGAAATAAAGATGTTGAATGGTATGATGCGAGAGCGGTTCAAGATAGAAATGGATTACGTTTAGTTAAAGACGGTTTTACATATAAAACAAATAGTGGTGTCGCATTAGGTTATCCAAAAAATTATTATAATACAGCTAATGTAAATACTATAGCAGGTTGTATTAACTCTGTCCATGATTTAATGGGTATGATTATTCAGCCATATAATACTTTTAAGGAAATGCAAAATAATATTGCTAATAATGATGATGATACAATTTATTTCAATATAGATGATAATAAGTATTATCGTCGTGATATGAAATATACCTATACACCACTCGCCGCAGATGCTTATAGATATGAAAGAATTGATTTATCTGAAGGCGAATTTAAACCAGATTTATATTATGTTAAAAATGGAAGTCGATATGATGTTGCTTCTGGAAAATATAATAAAGATTTAGAATATTATGTAAGAAAGCTTACTGCTTCAGAAGGATATGAGCAAGTAAAGGTTCAGCCTTTCGATGGTAGTAAATATTATTATATAAATAATTTAACCAATGGTGGTAAAGATTTTATTTCAGAACCTACTTATCATAGAGATAAAACTTATTATACTATGGATTCTTCTAAAATTGATGGCACTCGTATGGATTTAGGAGATGATTTTAAAGGCTATACCTATTATCAGTATATAAATAAGACTAATAATAATGTATTGCATACTCCTTATTATGCTATTGATTGGTCTCTTAATGGTGAAAACTATAATCCAAAAGCGACCTATTATGACATAGAAGAAAATTTTGCTTTAAAAGATGTCGTTTCAGAACCAGAATATACTGATTTATATTTACCAGGTATTTTTTATTATAAAGCTTGGGCAGAAGATAAATATTCTAAAGTATATTGGGATGGACATAGAGATATTACTGTTTATAATAAAAACGATGATGGTACTTATACCCCTGTTCAAGAGCCTCAAACAGGAGAATACTATTATGAAAAACTTCATACCGCAGGAGAACCATATATTTTAAAATCTGGAGAACAACCTGTAAAAGCTGATTTTGATTATCGTATTGATAATAGTAATTTGGGAACTGGAAATGTCCCAAATAATAAAGGTGAATTAATCGATCATTATATGGTTAAAAGAGGAACAAAAGTAACTGAAACTTATACAGAGGTAGATACTTATCAGCAAATTCAATTTAATGATCCAGATCATAATATTTCCAGTAGTTATACATGGGATGCATCAAAAAATGGACCGGCTTGGGTTTTTGATAAAAGTGTTGGAGATTATATAAGAAATACATTACCTTTTGATCCTGAAAAAAATAAACAGAATTTATATTTTGTTCAACAGAAAAAATATATATATGTATATACGGGCGGTACTATAGATGAAGATAAGCCTCTTCATTTATTACCATATGCAAGAGATAGTGTAAGTTATAGAGATCCTCGAACAGGAAAAGTAGTTGAGAATTTTAACATAAATTTCGCAGATATACAAAATGGAAATCCTTGGTTTGTAAAATCAACTATAAATGATCCTGACCTTGGAATATACACAATTTATATTCCAGTTACAGCAACATCTATTAGACGACAGTTAGTAGATTATTATACAAATCCTCTTAGAGATGAAAAAGATCGTTTGCAATATTATCAACTAAATAAAAAAACAATTAGTAAATTTTATAGTCCAGATTTATATTATTATAAAGTTGGACAAAAATTAGACAGCGAGAAAAAAGGTAGTTATATTCTTGAAACTAATAAGAGATTAAGAGTTAATAATGTACCAGATTATAGTTTAGCTCATTTAACAATTACAGCCAATGATTATCATAAAGTTAATGAGCATGATACAGCGACTAATCAGAGAATTTATTTCTACTATCCAAACTATTTCTATCGTAAAGATGGCGATGAGTATGTTTTAGCTCAAGAAAAGACAATGAATCCAAATGAAACTTATTACGTAATTAAGAATTTCTATATTGATTCAGATAGCATGAATATTATGCCACATGGTCAACAGTGGAATAATAAGATTAAACATATCCCACCTTCAGTTTCTTTAGCGACAAGAGAAGTTGGATTTACATATTATGAATTAGTAGATTTTGCTCGTAAGTTAAATACTATTCATGGTATGATTTTAAAAATGAATCAAGTAATTGATTCTGAGGATACCGACACCAGAGATTTACAAACAATTCAAGGTGCTTTAAATACCTTTAATGATTGGATTTCTCACTTAGGAAAATTAGATTCTCAAGACCTCGTTATTGTAGATAATTATGGTCGTTTGACAAGCGCTCCCGCAAATGTTACTCAGAATAGTGAAGGAGCTAATCATACTCCTGGAACTAAGCAAGATATAACAGGAATTGCATCAGATGTATTTCCAATGGCAGAAAACCTCAGTAAAGAGGGCGGATTTAAAAATCAATGGTTAACTGTTAACGTAGATGGTAAACCAACTAAGCCAATTGTTTCATTAAGACATAATTATCAGCCAGTAAAAGATACTACTTCTAATTCTGATATGAATAATCCTAAAAAGGATACTATGAAGTTATATACTCCAATAGTAGACCCTAAAGGACACGTTGTAGGTCATAATGACCATACAGTTACATTGCCTTATGGATTTAAAACTATCACTACTAATGGTAGAAGTGGAACTGCATCAGGAGATAATACTGGCAACCCAAGCGTTCCAAATGTAGTTGCGGATAATACTCAAGATACTCTTGGAATTAATTCTGGTAATAAGTGGATTAGAATTGATACAGATGCTAATGCAGATACAATTACTATTAGCCATGATATTCATACTCCAACAGTAAGTGCAAAGAGTCAAACTGACTTAAATAATCCTGCAACAGATAGTATTACTATTCAAGATACAATTTATGATAATGCGGGTCATATGACAGCTAATCAAAATCATAAATATATTTTACCTTATGGATTTAAGTATATTACAACAAATGGTCGTGTATCAAATAATAATACAGAAAATCTTACAGCGCAAGGTCAAATTGCTGCTGATAATACTCAAGATACATTAGGTATTAACTCTGGCGATGAGTGGATTCGTATTATAACAAATCCAGATTCAGATGTACTTACAATTAGCCATGATGCTAAGAATACCAGCTCTGTAGATGGCGGAAATGTTAGTTTGAGCAATGAAGAAAATGGAACAACATTTTCAATTACTTTATATGATTTTGATAGCAAAAATCATTTTAGTAAAAAGACAACTACAAAATATACTTTACCAAATAGTTATGGTAAAATTGCGGCAGATGTAGGAACAACTACAGAAGCTTCATGTACACATGATACATTTACTTTAAGTGGAGACAGTTGGATTAAAACAACTGTTAGTAAAGATAAAGTTAGTTTTGCTCATCAAGCTCCGCAAACATCTAATTTAAGTTCTACTATTGAAGATACTAATAAGGCCCCTAAATTAGGTGGAACATTTAATATTCCTAAGATTTCATATGATTCAAAAGGTCATGTATCAAGTAAAACAAGCTATGCAATTACATTACCTTCATTAAGCTTATCTGGAATTAAGAGTGGTTCAGATAATGTAATGACTAACTTAACTTATACTAAAAATGGAGATACATTTACTGCTACTTTTGGAAAGATTGGAGATTTAGCTTTAACTGGTTATTCAACTCCAACTTCAGTGACAGGCGATATCGTATCAACAGATAGCTTAAATATTGGTCTTGGTAAATTAAGATATTATATTAATCAAAATAATATAGCTATTAATAAAGAAGTAGAAGATAGAGAAGCTGCAATTACACAAGAAGTAACAGATAGAAATACTGCTATCAATACTGCTATTGGTAAATTAGACTCTGAAATGAAAGCAGCACCTGGATATTATGTTTCTGCTGTAAAACAAGTTGATGGTCTTATAACAGCTACAACAGCTACTTTCCCAACTGCAAACACAAGTGAAAAGGGTATGGTTACTGTTGTAAATAATTATTCCCAAGATCCAGAAGACTTATTCTCTTCAGTTCCTTCTTCAATGGCATTTGTTGACATGTTAAAGAAATTAGAGACATGTTATAAAAATACAGATACTTTTAGTTACACTACAAGCACATATGATGAAACTTCTAAAGCTGTAGTTCCAAAAGAAGAAAAATTCACGATTGAACAGATTATAAAGAGAATTAGCGATATTGAAAAAACTGTAGTAACTCAACATCAAAAACTCTTAGATTCATCTGATCATTCAATGATTTTATAATAACTTAAATATCCTGGTCTATTTACCATAATAGGCCAGGATTATTTAATTTATAAATATATATTTTGATTATTTATAGGAGAAAATGAAAAGGAGGTAAATGTTTTGGCTTCTTATACAACAACACCTGGCAATTATGTAAAATTTTTGCGTGGTACTCCAACAGCCTGGGCGAAGATTCCAGAGGCAGATAAAGATAAAGATACCCTGTATTTTATATCTGCAACAGATGGAAAAACAGGCCAATTATACTTAGGACCTAAATTAATTATTGGTGAAATTTCCAATATTAATAATATCGGCGATTTACAAGATGTTCTTATTTCAGAAGATATTACCGCTAATAATATATTAATCTATGATGACCATCAACAGAAATGGATTAATAAACCTATTTTTGAGGTTTTAAGTCAAATTGTTACAATAATGGTTGGAGCAAAAGACGATGCTAATGGTCTATCTGGTTTAGTACCACCTCCAAAAGCAGGAGATAATAAGTTATATTTACGTGGTGATGCAACGTGGGCTAATCCTACTGCCGCAGTTGAACTTGTTTTAGACACTCTCGTTGGTCAAGATACAGGAAAATCAATTCGAGAAATTTCTAAAGAAGAAGTTTTAAAAGTAGTTGATGGCGCTTCAGAAAAATTCGATACATTAAAAGAGATTGAAACATGGATCGAAAATAATCATAACGCTTCTGATATCATAAAACTTGATAATCGAGTTACTAAACTTGAAGGCACTGTTGGTGATTCTACTAAGGGATTAGTTAAAGACGTTACTGATTTAAAGACATTCTCAGAAAAAGTAAATACGACTTTATATGGTGATGAAACTGGTACAAATCAAGGTCTTGTAAAAACCGTTAGTAGTTTACAAACCGAAATGGTTGATGTATCCAATAAAGTAAATATTCTTGATGGTAGATTAAAATGGCAAGACATTAATGAAACTGAATAAAAAAAGGAGGGCAATAATAAATGGCTAATGTTTTAAAAGACGCTAAAGTTGGTTTCCTAACCGGCGCTCAGAGTTCTATTGATACCATGTTATCTAAAGGCGCCAACGCCGGAGCTAAACATGGTTATTTTTATTTAACAAAAGATTCACATAGATTATATGTTGGTAATAGTGATGGAAGTATTTCCGCTGTAAACGAAGGTGTACAGACTGTTACATATTTAGGCGATTTACCAAATCTTACAACTGCTGCAGATAGAGTGGCTTATACAGGACGTTTCTTCTATGTTCAATATAAAGATTCTACTGCGGGCCAAGTAGATAGCAATATTGCTAATATTCTCTGTGTATATAATGGTAGTACATGGGTACAGATTAATGCTAATACTGATACTCATATTAATTCTAATACTTATACAGCTTCCACTACTGGAGCTACTGCAACTATCACAAATGCGATTGGTAGTACAGATGGTGGTAGTGTTACTGGTAAATTTGATATTGTTACTGCGGGTGGATTAAAGATTGCTAAAACCGCAGGTGCAACAAATAGTATTACACTTACTGGTGATAAATTCACTTTAGCTGCTGGAGATGGAGCAACTGGTGAAGTTAAACTTAATTTAACTTCTGCTAATGGTCAAGCTGGTAGCTCAGTTACTTTAAAATCAGACCCAAGCACAACTGTTCTTACCAGAAAAGATAATGTAATTACTATTTCTGGTAGAGTTAATGCTTCTTTAGCTATTGCTAATGCAACAGGTGGAAAAACTGGTTTTACTGTAACAGTTAAAGATAATCAAGGTAAGACTGTAACCGGTTCTTATGATCCAATTATTAAGTATGGTAGTAAGGCTCAAAGTTCTACTAAATTAGTTAATGGCGTATTTAATATCAATGCGTATAACAAAGAAGAAATTGACCAATTAATGAGAGACCTTAATGCGATGGAATATCGTGGTACTGTTGGAGCAAATGGTACTGCTGCTACCGCATGGGCAGAGCTTCTTAAACTGCCTCAAAAGATTGGTTATACATATTTATTTAGTTCACCGATTACTGTAAATAATGCTGAACATACAGTAGGTACTTTAGCTATCGCTCGTGGTACTGAATATACAGCTGCTGATTTAGCCGCAGGTACAATCACAAAGGCTGAATTAGTTGGTACTATTAATCCAGCAACTCTTACATGGGATTTTGTAGAAAGTACAAATGACACTGATACGACTTATAAATTATATACAGCTGCTACAGGAGTTGGTTTTAAATTACAAGATTCCTTTAGTGGTAATAAAGGTCAAATTAAATATGCTGGTGCAGGTGGATTAACAGTATCTCAATCTCTTCAAGGTGGAGTAGACATTTCTCAAGATAAATCTGCTGAGAATGTAATTACAATTACTCATAATACTGTTAAAAGAACTGATACTAATACTAATCCAGATAAAATTAAATTGAGTTCTCAAACCCCTGTGACACATTTGAATGATACTATTACCATTCCAGTAATAACAGGTATTAAAACAAATGCTGAAGGACACGTAACAGGTGTAAATACTGTTAATTATGAACTTAATGATACTGCTACTGTAATTACAGGAGTAACCAGTTCCGCAAGTCCAAATTCAGATGGTTCTATTGCTTTATATACTAAAGTTACTGCTACATCTTCAAGTGGTAAGGATATGGTTCAAAACGGAACTGCTACTGCAACTATCAAATCAAGTTCTTTGACTCTTGGAGCAAGTGGATCTTCAGTGTCAATTGATATGACTTGGGGCGAGTTCTGATAATTTTAATTTTCTATTTTTTATTCTAAATAGAGAGAATTATAGGGATTAAAAAGAGAAATTCTCTTTTTAATCCCTTTATTTTTTTAAATATATATGAGATAGAAAGGAGATACCGCATAATGGCAAATGCAAGATTTAGACCAGTTCGTGGTTTAGAAGAAAAAATTCTTCAAGGTAAATACCAAGAAGGTTTCGTTTATTTTGCAACCGATACTGGAAACATTTTCATTGATGCTCAGGGAATTGCGAGAATCCCTATGGGCGGTCGCGGTGCCGCAATTATTTATGCAAAAGCTACTTTCGTTCAAAACTCCGGAGATGACTATTATACATTCTATATGGATGAACTTGAAAATCCAGATGATAAATTAAAAATTGGAGATTTAGTCATTAATAATGATGGAAGTTTTTACAAAGTTGTAGATATTGATGAAATAACAAGAGCTGTTACTTGTGCAAGAATCGCTGTCAGTGGAACTGGCGGAGGCGGTGAAGGTGGTGGAACTACTTCTACTAAAAAAAGAGGTCGTTTGACTGTTACTGGTATAACAGAAGCAGATTTATTAAACGGTGATAAATGTAAAATTCAAATTTTAGTAACATCTGCAACAGAGGATGGTTCTCCTGTTGACCCAGGTGAAAATGCAATGAAAGTTACAATTCAATTTTTTGCAGATGATGGTGCTGTACCATATTATACTGATACAAAAAAAGTAACTCATGCTAAACCTATTATTTATGATGCAAGTGAATTTATTCGTCAATCTACTGAAAATAAAATCGTATTTACAGTAGAAGGTAGTAAAGATAATATTTTCTACAATAGTGGTACTGCAACTTATTTTGTTACCACTCATGAACTTTCTATAGATTGGATTGACAGCCAATTTAGTGCTAATAAGTTTTTTAGTACTGAAATTCCTGTAGCTGTTAACTTCGCAACTGGCGCAGACCGTATTCTTGATGTTTACTTTGATGATTTCTTAGTATATACTCAAACATATAATACTGCAAATACTACTGCAAATGCAACACCAGTTATTACAAAAAATTCAGTTGTTTACGATAAAAATACAAATAATTCCACAGGTATTGCACTTGGTGATAACTATAACCATGGCCGCCATATCATTAAAGCTCAGTTAAGCTTAGCTAAATCAAATGGTTCTCGTGGTAGTGCGACTCCTATGATTTCAAAAGAAATTGGTTTGTATGTAAATGAAGGTCAACCTTTAATTTGGTTTGGAGCAATGCAATCAACTTATTATGAATTTGATAACCCAATTGTTCCAATTAAAGTATATGATCCTAATAATACTGGTGACATCGCAATTTATTTATTTATTGATGGTACAGATGCACTTGATGGTTCATACTATACCGCGAGAAATGATGATAATTCATTTACCTATTGGACATTGACTAATTTAGTAGCTGGTCAAAATACAACTTATCAAGTTCGTATTGGTCAAGATGATACTGAAACATGGGCTACAGTTCCAGATTTTACTGTATTAAAAGACCCTCGTAATATGGGTATTGCTACTACTGGATTAAAAGTTAATGTTGATTCAAGAGGTCGTTCAAATTCTGAATCTGCTAAGAAACGTTCTGTCTTAGACATAGGAGATGAACATGCAGTATTTAAAGATTTCAACTGGTATAACAACGGTTGGATTATGGATGATACTAATACTACTTGTTTAAGAATTAGTAATGGAGCTTCTGTTAATTTCCCTATTGGAGTTAGTACTTTTGCAGGAGAAGAAAATCCTTCAAAAACTATTGAATTAAGATTAAAAGTTCGTAACGTACAAAGTTATGAAAAGTTAATTACTACATATACTCGTTATACAGTAATTGATGATGTTGCTCCAGAAATTAAGAGTTGGACTGATGATGAACTTTTCAAACAATTCTTGGATCAAAGAACTGCAGTTGGTGGTTATACTAACTACGATGCTTTCTTGTCTGTAAAATTGCCTCAATTAAAAGAGCAAGGACAGAATGTTCCTTCTTATGATGAATTGCTTTACAAAGGTTTATATCGTGATTACAACTTAACAGCAGCCGCAGTAAAATATATTGAAGATGGAATTGATGATAGCGCAATTTCTAAAACTTCTGCAATTTGTCTTGGAGCGCAAGATGGTTACTTTACTAATGGTATTAACGCAGTAACTATTGACTTCGTAGAAGATAAAATGCTTAATATTACTATTGTTTATAACAACGGTAATGCACAAGATTCAACAGGTGAAAACCGTTTAATGAAAGTTTACTTAAATGGTATGCTTACCAGCGTAGCTCGTTCTACTGCAACAAGTGAATGGTCAATTAATAATAAGAATCTCGTTATTAATTCTTCTAACTGTGATATTGACCTTTATAAATTTAGAGTTTATAATAGAGCTTTAGGTTTAACTGAAATATTGAAAAACGTTGCATATGATAATACTGACACAACTGCTTGGGATTTAGCTGAAATGTCTATACCTAATAAATCTACCGATGAAGAATATCAATTCTCTTACGATAAGATGATTAAGTATAATAAAGAGCATCCAAGATCAGAAAACATTATGCCATATATCATCTTTACAACAGACCAAGATGATACTTTATCAAAAGGTAATCTTCCTTGGAGAAAAGATACACCTGTTACTGCTGATATGGAATTTATTAATACTGGACTTGAAAGAGCATATTCAATAGGTAATTTATCTGCTGAAGCTACTGCCGCAGGTCAAGAACTTAATGATTATTACCTGCATCATTGTCCATCTTTCACAGCTCAAAATATTACATTAAGTGTACAAGGAACTTCTTCTGAGTTCTATCCACGTCGTAATTATAAGGCTAAAACTAAGATTAAAGTTGATGATTTGGACGCAGATGGAAAGAAGCAATATGATAAATATGGTGATGTAATTAAGAAAAATGAGTATGCAATGGTTGCTCATAAGGGACCTTTTGCCGCAGATTATGAACTTGGTAAAAAGGAGAAATTAAAATATTTCTATTATGACAACAATACTGTTGGATGTAATAAATTTACTTTAAAAGTAGACTTCATGGAATCTTCTGGTTCTTATAATATGGGTCTTGCTAACTTAGTAAATTATGCTTATTCACATCATCCTCTTGAAGATTATAATGGTTCTAATGCATTTTGTCAAGTTGATGAAACAAAGAGTGAACAAAAAGCTATTGCTAATGAAGCCGGCAATTATAAAGCAGGAACAGTTTATTATTATTATAATCATAAAGGAAATCTTAAAAATACCAAAGATGATGAATTAAAGATGTTATCATCTGCTGAAGATTTCGCTTTAGGACCTCGTGGATTAGCTCAACGTGAAGGAGTATCTAAAGTTCTTGGTGGAATTGGAGAAACACCTTCTTATTCAGCTGATGCTCAAGGTAGTGCAATTAAAGATAAATTAGCTGAATGTACAAACGTTTGGTATGAATATGTACCTGGATACAAAACTGCAAAAGTTGACCATTTAAGTGATTATAGAACATCTGTTCAAGGTTTCCCAACTTTAGCCTTCTGGCAAACAAAAGCCATGAAAGAAGCTGGTACAGAACCTTTATTCATTGGTCGTTACAATATGCTTCTTGATAAAGGTGCGGCTGAAGCTTATGGATTCTCTGATTTAGGTATGAAACAAGCTTATGTTGACCATAAGAGTACTGATGATGTTGCAGAATGTTGGGAATTTGAAAATAACTCTCGTGGATTCTGTTCATTTAGAGACCCATGGAACAGACATATATTATCTTTCAAAGCACCTGATACTGCTGATAATAAATATACTGTTGCTAAAGCACCAGTTGTAGCAGATTCTTTTGAATATAGATATAATGCTCTCGATGATTATATTGATTATTTAGTTGACTTAAAGAACTCTTCTCAAAACTCTAAAACTGTTAGAAAATTACAAGATAAATTAGGAATTGATATTGCTAATGATCTTGACGAAGGTAGAAATAAATTACTTGAAATTTATGGAAACTGGGAAAAAGCAGTTGCATGGGTATGGAGTACAGCGACAGATGCTTTAATTGATGTTAATGGTGATCCAAAGAATCCTCTATTAAAAGAAGTTCCAAGTTTAAATACTTATGTACAAGTTGCTTTAGGTGAAAAAATCTTTGAAGCAGGTACTTTCTATTTTGAAAGCACTGAAACAGGAAAAAAGGTTAAAGCGCAAGTATATAATAAAGATACAATTTACTATGAACTTCAAGCTGATGGAGAATATCGTAAGATTCTATTAACTGATGACCCTGAATTAGTTTACAAAAAGAATAAATTCTATACTAAGAATAGTTCTGGTAACTATTTATTAGCGGAAGAAAATTTTGTAGAGACTGAAACATATTATAAGGCAGTTAATAATGAAAGTAGTATTGAAGAGTTCTGGAAACTACCTACTCCTGTTCAATATGGTAATACAACTTATAATTATGATACAAAAGAATATCGTTTAGCTAAATTTAAAAATGAATTAACAGATCATTTTAATCTTGAATATTTAGCAACATATTTCGTTATCACTGAAGTTCTTGAATGTTATGACTCTCGTGGTAAAAACTGTATGATGGCATCTTGGGGACCACAGAAGGAAGGCGGAGACTATATTTGGTATCCAATTTTCTATGATATGGATACTCAATTAGGTATTAACAATACTGGTATTCCATCATTTGAATATAACATTGATGCAACTGACGATGGAACATTCTCAACAAATGATAGTGTTCTTTGGAATAATTTCTACTCATTGTTCTTAGGAATTATTAAAGATAAATATGAACAATTAACTGGTGTACCAAGTAGTAACTTTGGTACTTTAAAGAAACCACCGTTTACTTCTATGGATGTTATTGAGAATATTTATAAATGTAATCCAGAATTTACTAAGAGCCATTCAATGGAAGGTTTAAGACCTCTCTTAGCAATGAACCTTGATGAACATTATAAATATATTTCAATTACAAATCCAAAAGTAGGATACCTTGGTTCTGGTACAACACCAGAGGTACTTAAAGATACCAGTGATACATATTTCTACGCTTTACAAGGAGATAGAAGTATGTCACGTGAGCAGTTCTTAACTAACCGTTTCAATTACATTGATTCTTGGTTATCAGTTGGTAACTACAAACGTGGTGGACAAAACAGAATTCGTTCTCGTATTTCCGCAAACAGTCCTGCAAGTACATCAGATAAATGGATTGAAGGTACTGCGACAAATGGTGCAGAAGGTATTATTACCAGTGAGCCATACTATGATCCAGTCACAGGTAAGAAGAAACATATGTTCGATGGTGAATATTGGTTATCAATGACACCTGTTCGTAAAATGTATGTTACTGTTGGAACAGATACCGCAAACTTTGATTCTATGAAATATACTGGAACCCCAGTTAAATTTACTACTCCAGACCTTGAAAATGGTATTCGTAAATCTGGTAACTACAAAGAACAGTTGTACTATATTTATGGTTTGGATCAAATGAAATCACTTGGTGATTTAAGTAAACTTTACTTCCAAGAGTTCGAGTTATCTGGTAATGCAACTAAGATTACAGATTTAAAACTTGGATATGATGGAGTAGATGAAGAAAATAATCACTATAAAAATGCAAACGTAAACAAATGGACTATTACTGGTTCAAGTGGATTGCCACTTGTTAAAGAAATCAATTTAAGTTACATTACCTTTAAGGATAATAACGTAACATTTGATTTATCTGCAAGTGAAAAATTACAGAACTTTAGAGATACTGGTTCAAACATTACTCAAGTTACCTTTGCTGATGGTGTTGCACTTGATACATTGCATTTAAGCGCTTCAACCGCAGCTTTAAAATTAACCGAAGCAAGATTATTAACTGACTTGATTGAAACTTATAAAGTTCCAGAAGAGAAAGATAAGAATAATCCGAGCGGAGATTTGGTAGCTCAAAAGGGACTTTACATCGAAGGCTTAACTGATAAAGAAGTTGGAAAAGGAACATCTAATTTAACAACTTTGAATATTATAGGTGGAGGCTTAGGATATAATAGTTATAAATTATTAAATAAATTCTATGCGGCAACTGCTTCTTTGGGTGCGCAGAGAAAGATTAATATGGCTGACGTTCAATGGAGCCCATACGTATTAGTAGATGACCCAGAAGCTACATTTAGTGCAAGTTCTCAATACTTTAGAGATGATGGTCACTTTGGATTAGTTGCTTTCACAGCAGAAGATTATAAACAACATCCTGGAGATTGGGTTCAATACATCAACAATAGCCAGATGTATGAATATGATAGCACTATGAAGACAGTTGATATCACAGATACAAAATTACTTGAGAATTTAATCACTAATGCAAGTTTCATTGGCGTTTCCAGTGGAACGAAAGTTCCTACAATTTCTGGTTACATTTACATTAATAATGAAACCGCAGTTGAAGAAAGCGCAATTCAAGACTTGTTAGTTAAGAATTATCCTAATTTAACATTCTTCTTTAAGAAAGTTACTAAAGGTTTTGCGGCACGTTTCGTAATTC